TTATCCTGAAAGGAAGTTTTTCGGCTAACAAAATATATGATTTCGAATTTTCTTATATCAAGTAGAAAGGATTATACACATGAAAGAAACCATCTGCACCACCGCCGGTATTGTCGGCAGCTTTATTGCCGGGCTGTTCGGTGGTTGGGACGCATCTATTCGGGCGTTGCTGTTGTTTATGGCAATCGATTTTTTGACCGGTTTGATTTTGGCAGGCGTATTCCGGAAATCCCCCAAGACAGCTTCCGGCGGTCTGCAATCAAAAATTGGCTGGAAAGGCGTTTCCCGAAAATGTGTAACGCTGCTGCTGGTTCTGATCTCTGCACAACTGGATCTGATTCTTGGCACAACGTATATCCGTGATGCAGTCTGCATCGCGTTTACTGTCAACGAGTTGATTTCCATTTTTGAAAACGCCGGACTAATGGGAATCCCCATGCCGGCGGCGTTAAAAAAAGCAATTGACTTGCTGCAAAGCAAGGGAAAGGAAGATTAATTATGGCAATTTTAACCCCAGACAAAACAACCACGCTCGGCGGTGTGACCGTCAAGGAGTATCTGCTGACAAAGCACAACCCTAATCGTATTGACATGCCGACAGCACAGCTGACAGGCAAGGTGCTGGGCGTGACGATCCACAACACTGACCGCATCAAGACTGCCGCCGGCACTACGCCAGCAGAGCAGTACACCCGCGCAACTGTCAACGGCAACATGAAGACCGTGCGGGTACACTACTATGTGGACAGCACCTGTGCGTGGCAGAATCTGCCGCTGTCGCTGTCCGGCTGGCATGCTGCCGACGGCAACGGAAATGGCAACCGCAGAACCATTGCCATTGAGTGCATCATGAATGGCAATGGTGACGCAGCAGACAAGCGGGCAGAGGAAAATGCTGCACGTCTGGCAGCTGCACTTCTGAAACAGCATGGATTGGGCATCAACCACCTGTACACGCACACACACTGGCTCAACGTCCGTGACGGGCGGAACGGGACCGTGGATCAGCTGAACACCATGCACAACAGTTATAAAATGTGCCCGGCGTATATCTTGCCGCACTGGGTGGAGTTCAAGAAAAAGGTACAGTCTTATTTGAATGCAGGAACTTCCACTATTTCTGCACCTTCTACAAAGCAGCTTTACCGGGTAAGAAAGTCTTGGGCAGATGCAAAGTCACAGCTGGGGGCATATTCTTCCTTAGAAAATGCGAAGAAAGCTTGCAAGGTCGGATATTCTGTATTTGATTCCAATGGGAAGGCAGTGTATACCAACAGCAGATCCGGGAAGTTTGCGAAAGGCCAGGCGGTGCACATCGGCAGCAATGTACCGCTGTTCGCCAACGAAACTACTACCACACCTGCTTCACGGCTGACCGCCGGAACGTACTACATCTACGACGGCGTGCCTTGTAAGTTGGGACGGTATCGCATCACCACTACGGCGGCGAACTGCGGCAGGACACCAGTCGGGAAGTATGTCACAGGGTATGTGTCTTGGGATAATTTCAAGTAA